ACAAACGCACCAGCGTAGTAGATAGGGAATGCGATTCTTGCCTCAACACGAACTGTAATCATGTTCTCAACAGCGTTGTTACCATCTTGGTCAAAGAATTGAACAGAGATACCATTACGTTGCATGATTTGAGCACCCATTGACCAGTCTCCTACTAAGAACTTATCAGCAGTGATTGCTGTAGACTTGAAGATAGGGATACCAGCGATAGATAATTGACCATCAGTTGTAACCACTGTAGAACCTGGTAAAGAGTACGCAGAGTTCACATTCTTAGTGTTTACGATGTTAGCCCAATCTGAAGGGTTAATCAAGATACCAGTTGCAGAGTAGTTACTTGCTTCAACTTGTGCAATAGCTTGTACTAATTGCTCAACGTCAACTGTAGCAGCACCACTGAAAGCAGAAGCAACAGTAGTCAAACCAGTCAAGTTAACACCAGAACCAGAACCGAATAATAACTGAGCATCTTCAGCTACTAAGTATTTCTCTAACAAACGAGATTGTAAGAAAGAAGTCATAGCAGGAACGTCATCTAACATTTGGCGAGAGATTTTAACGTAACCAGCGATAACTTGTGCAGGAGCATTAACCATGCTGATATCGAAATCAACTTGAGCTTTTGCACTACCTTGAGTTTGGTTAGCAGGAGCACCTTCACCACCAGTTTCTTGAGGGAAAGTAAATAATCCTTGAGAGATTGTACCTACTGGTAACAAACTTCTAACGTGGATTTTACGAGAAGGTAAACCATAAACTTGGTTAGCATACTGACGTGGAATATCTCCAGTCAAGTTAACTGCTTCTGTCATGTTACCTACTGCTTTAGTGTCCATAATGAAAGAAGTGTTCTTCATTTCACCACGACCTAATTTTGCGATGTTGTCCGCATTCTTTTCAATTTGCTCACCTAAAGTGGCATTGAAACCTTTAAATTGATTTTCGTTCATTGTTTTACGATTGCTTTTTGCCTCTAATTTGTCTGCAGCATCTTTAACTACAGAGATTTGAGATTTTAATTCTTCTAATTCAGTTTTTAAGCCTTCTACTGCTACTGCACTTTCAGCTTTTGCATTTTCGATTGCTCCAGATACTTCTGTTTTGATGCCTTCGAATGCACTTTTAATTTCTTCTACCATTAGTTGAAAATTTTAAATGATTGTAAATATTTGTTTACCTCTAATTCAATGGAAACCATCGGGTCATCTTCATCTTCCAATGCCTCATCTTCTGATTCACCTACTGGTTGCAACTCAGTTGGAGCATCTACTGGCGGTTGTTCTTCCGAAGCGACTGATTCATCTTCTTCCATCTCAGCGAGATATTGTTGTAATTGCTTGAGCTTTAACTCTAACAAGCCAAAAGTTTCATCAGTATAGAAACCATTTCTCAATGACTTGATAGTTTTAGCTATCTCATCAATTAGAGTTGACTTGATTTCAGACTTAACCATAACGGTTGGCGTATTAGAATTGGCACCCCATAATACTGAGGAACCTTCAAACAATTTAATTTCTTGAATCTCGTTATATCCAGATTTAGCTTGAGACTTTACAGTCTGGAATCCAATGCTATGCTCTGTGATATGACCGTCTTTATACAGCTCATAAGTATCTCTACCTAAAGTTGTATTAGGCATCTTAACGATTGCCTTTAAACCAAAAGCATCTTCCACCAATTCCTTTGGCTTAGCTACTGGTTTGTCTGTAGAATGATTGAACAAGTGCCAGATTCTATTCTTTGCTTGTGGGCCATTCTCTTTAATAGACTTTGTAAATGAGCCTGGCATAATTATATCGCCATCGCTATCTACATTACCAAATGCAGAATAGTAAACCTCAATGGTTCTTGTGTCATCAGACATATCGACTGGTGCACCACTAACTGCTTTCTTGTTATAAAAATTACTCATATATTTTTGTTTAAGCAATAAACACAGTACAACATCTACAGTTACAATTATTCATTGCACCTCCGTTTGCATCATGTGCGTATTGCATCTCAATTACTCCTCTTTCTGGCGTATTCACAAGGAACGGCTGATTAATCGGTATTCTTACTCCTCCAGCATCTGGATTGGTTTGTCTATCCAATGTTCGATGCCAACTTCTGTACCTATTATTCTTAGCAGGATAATCTGCTGCCACCCATTGCTTCAGCAAAGGTATGTTAACAAATTTAACTGCACCCATCATACCAGCACTTAATGCTTGATGTGATTCCGTTCTTGCAATCAGCAGACTCCTTGCGTTGTTAATTTTCCCTTCTTGTAGGTTTTTAATCGCAAGTGAATTAACCTCGTTAAGACTCAAGTTATTTTCTTGTCCGTATCTAATAGAGCCGTTCAATATCCTTGTAATCTCATTCTTGGTAGTATTTTCAATTCCGTACATCTTAGTTCCGCTATAGGTTGTCCAATAAGACAACATAAAAGCCAACCATTCATCCATGATGTTCAGAGGGTCTAAATCTACTAATTCTGCTTTTTTAAACTTGTCAAATATCTTTTCATACGTCATGGCAGTATATCCGCCAGTCGTCTCGTACAAAGTTCGTAAAATATTATTAATCTCTTTGCCGTCAAACAACGCATTCTGATTATTGATAGTTTGCTGAACTCCGTAGTCCTTAACCAACTGAGCAGCCTTGTCAAAGTCAGATTGTAAAGCAGCCAATATTTTAGGCTGATACTCTCTTACTGACTTCCTTGCAATCTTTTGCTGCAAAGCGAACTGCTGAGAAGGAGTAACTATCTTAGCCATTATTCTTTTCCGTCTATAGCTTCAATCATTTTTCCTGCTGCTGCAAACACACCTTTTAGTCCGTTTTGTGCTGACCTTTGTCTGATTGCTCGTAATCCTTCCCTATCAACTGTTTTAAAATCAGAAGTATATATGTAGCCATAGTGTCCTTTAGTTTCTTTGTCCATAGCGGTATCAACACCTAAAAACCATTTAGAGAACTCATCCCATCCATTCTCTTCGATGTAAGCATTCTCCATCTCTACAGATGGTCTTTCCCAAGATGATGGCTTAGTAACGTCACCACTTGAGATTAAGCTGTTTGCATGACTGATACCTTTTGGGTTAGTCTTGTTTACTCGCTTCTCTGATAAATTATCTTCTACAACCTTAAAGGCTTCATCAAATGATTTAAGTTCCATAGTTATTATTTTGATGGGTCGTAAGCCCAATTTTTAAGTGATATATCTCTTTTAGAAGGGCACCCTTCTGATGCTGGTTCTCCTTGTTCTGCTCCTTTCATTCTGCTTACAAAGCTGATTGTTCTGTTAGCATCTTCAATGTCCTTAGATGTCCACTCTTCTTTGCTCTTAGACAACAATCTTAAATTTCTTTCTATCGGTGCTCTATCTAAAGAGGCTTTCTTTGAACATTCTGTTTTAGACCAGGCTTCTAATTCTGCATAGCCCATGTTAGTCACAGACTTGTACTTAGAGTAAACCTCATCTAACTTTTCACTCTTGCTCAAAAAAAAACCTTCGTTCTTCACTGGCGGTACATTGTAATCTCCTTGCTGTTGAGCATCTCTTGGGTCTTGCAACATAGTAAGCTCATCGATAGGTAAGTAACCTGCTGGAATAAATATCTCATTCATCACTTCATCTTGGATAGTGTCATAACGCATTGCTGCTCTTTTCTCGTTAGGGGTAATCCACCATGATTGAGAAAGAATAGCAGAAAGTTCTTTCATATCTTCTTGCAACTCTGGGAATACCGTTAAGTCGAAGTCGATATAATATCCGTTTCCGATTTCTGTAGCAAAGAATCTATTGAACGCATCACGAAGTGCGACTAATTCTGGAAGTACTACTTGCGTAAGCATTTCCTTCTTAGCTTCCTTCATGTTATTGTAAGTCTTGTTATCTGGGTCGTTAAATAGTGCAGAGTTTACACCGTACACATTACAAAGTTCTCTAAGGGTAACTTTCTCAGATTCTAAAAGCTGAAGGTCGATAGGAGACAATCCCATGTTAACCCACCCTAACTTAGCACCAGCAATCAAAATCTTACCAGCGTTCTGTACGATACTGCCTTGAGTCTTTGTTCCGTACTGGTTGTAGAAATCTTCTTTCAACTTACCAGCTTCTTCTTGTCCAAAGTTATTTGACTCATCAGCATACAAGATACCTTTAGGGCCTTGATTCTGTAACATACCAACAGATGTATCTTTCGCATCGTTGCTACGCTGTACAGTTCTGTAAGCAGCTTGTAATGGGCTAAGTCCGTATAATTGAGAACCGTTAGTGTCGAAGTAAGGGTTGAAGTATTTTAGATGGATTACGTCTTTCGCATCTAAGAAATCCCATCCAACAAGTGTAAAAGAATAACCTTCAACCCCATTGATAGTACCATCAGATATGATGGCCATGTATTGCGGAGGGAGCACGACTAATTCTTGAACCTTACCGTTTTCTAATCGGTTAGCCCATACAAAAGAATTGCCGCAAATAAGTTTATAACCAATAACGCTTTCAACAAACTCAGAAAGAGATTGATATTCGTTTGGTTTTTCTAATAAGCTGTTTAAAGGAGAATCAGCAATCTCATCAACAGCCTTAACTCTTATCAACTCGGCCTTAGCTAAGTCTTGAGTAGTTGTTGCGTTTTTAGTGAGTGCTGTATAGCGAGTAAGGGATTTCTTGTCCTTAACGCTATAAACGTAAAATGGAACAGAAGATACAGTCTTAGAGATACGCTTAATGATGGCATACACCTCACTATTGTTATCGTAATCGTTTACGAATTTTCTTTGATTAAGTTCTGGGTATAAAGTTCTTCCAGCAAGTAATCCTCCAAAATCAGCAAATGGACTGGTAACTTGTATCATTCCATTAGGAGCTTGTGCCTTTTGGTTAAAAGGGTTAATGGCTCCGAATATGTCAGTTAATTTCACGCTATATGATATTTTTACAAAAGTAACAAATTTTTAGCCTACACTACCCAACCTCTTTTCGGTTTGGCAAATTTTGAGTATATGGCATACCTCATGGCATCCATCAAGTGGTCTCTAAACTTAACTGGTTCATCCAACGTATTGCCATCGTTGTCGGTTTTCCATTTATAGTTTTTAAACTCATCCAACAAATCTAACGAATCGCTTTTAACTATCAGTGGAAATGACTTTACCTTGTTGATACCAGCAAAAACGTCTTTAACGGCACTTTTAAGGCTAAATCCAGCCTTATTAATCTCAGCTATGGTCTTGGGTTCAGCAGCATCGGCAAATATCTCTGTGCGTCTGTCAAAGCCAAAAGCCTTTAGCCTATCGATGAGTAGTGAGGTAGACATTTTAGTTTCGTAGATGAGTTGCTCCACAAACATCTCGTTATCGAAGTGTTTGATACGCACCAGTGCGGTTTGATTGTTGTAGCCAAAATCCAGTCCATAAAATATTTCCCCTCCTTCTGGGAAGTTTCGTCTGCGTTTCCAATGGGTATAAATAGTTGCTTCTGATATTGCTCGTTCTCCTAAACCATAAACTCTCCAATATTCATGGTCGGCATCTCTTAGTCTCTCAATCTCCTCCACCAAAGATTTCTCAAGGAATGGATTGTCTTTGTAGGTAGTGATGGTAAAGTCAGCATCTTCTCTGGTAATTACCTTGTCGTATATCCAAGAGTAGTAATCTGAAGGGTTATAGTCAATTACAATCTTTTCTGTGGTTCTTAGGGCTAATTGCATCCAAGATTCGTAGTTCACCTCGTTGGCCTCGTTAATGAACAGATAGTTTCTTTTACGGCCTCTTATTTTTTGTGGTTGGTCTGTAGAGACAAACTCTACGGTGTTGCCTCCTAAGAAGTAAAGATTTTCTGACTTGTTGTGCTTTTCTTCTGAGTATAGGCCATATTTCGACAGAATTTCTATAAAGTCTCTCATTACTGAGCCTTTTATGGATGGCAACGATGAACGGCAGATAGTTAGTGTCTTCCCTTTTTCTTGTAGTAATTTTACGATAAACCAGGTCAATACATTGTAGGTTTTGCCAGACCTTGTTCCGCCTTGCATAACAGATATTTTTTTTTGACTGTTTTGCAGTATTTCGAAAACGATGTTTGTGGTTACGTTCATAGGGCATTAGGAAAAAATTAAAAAATTGGCTTTGGTAAAGCGAAACTAATACTTTTTTGTTTTATAGAGGGTAGGCCCCTAACATAAGTCAGAAATGGCGTTTTTTGACACATATTAAGTTTACCAATAGAAAACTTTACTCCTCGAACTCATCTTGGTCGTTCATATCTAACAACTCACCTTTGCTATGGTCATATAACGGAATCTCTGGTACCTCGGAAGCCAATGTGGCTGGAACAGTAAAGCTGTTATCTTTCTGAGTATCGAAGTTTATTATATTCTCATCACCATCAAGTTGCTTCTGCAAGTTAGGTAATTCTGATGGCTTCACTACGTTCACCGTAATCTGCTTCACCACATCTCCTTCATGAGCCACCTCAGTCTTTTCAATGTACCCCCTTCTCTTACCCTTGGTCTTTAGCAAGAACATCGTAGCCAAGGTATCACCCTTGGTTATCCTCTCCATCAATTTATGCTCACCCCAATCCAACATAATCTCCTCTGGCTCTATTTCAGCCAAAGCCTTCTTAAACTCAGTATCATTCTTCATCCAATTCTGATACATAGTCCTACTAATCCCACACGCTTGACAAGCTATGGTAATATTCCCAAAATTCTCCCTATAAGCAATGATAAATGCTTCTTTCGTTATGTCTTTAAACTCTGCGTTCATAAATTATTTATAAGCTGATAAAATAACTAAAGTATAGGCAATTACTAAAGAATAAAAAGCAGTAGTAGCGTTATACCTAAAGTCTCTTTCTGGTTTTAACTCTCCGTTTTTGTGCAAATTAATTAAAAAAGCTACTAATTGAAGAAACAATAGTGCATAATGGTAAACATTCATATTATCGATTTTTTGTTGGCGTTCTAATAGACACAATACTCACTACCTTATCTACCTTGATGTTGTTAAACCCAAGCCAGTTCCCACACTTCCTACACTCAAACTGCACCTCCCTAATCTGACTGCTCCAAACATACTCCTCCTGGACAACACCACATTTGCACTTATAGTTTCTCTTTGCACAAGTATCTTTCATAGAAGTCAAAGCTACAACTATTATACCAAAACAACAATACAAAAGTTAAAATTGGTGAAAACAATGTTTTATATCAAAAATGTGAAGGGCACATCGGTGGTACAACATCATTTACACGAATAAACAAGGTAGGGGGTATAGTGGTATAAATTAACATATATAATGTACTGATAATCAATAACACAATAGTCTTATAATTACCATTATGTTAAATTATGTACTTATTGGGATAGGTTATTTACTTTATTTATGAATACAATTTGTTATTCACTCAATCGCAGAACATAACAAACAGCCCGATAATTTAGAGCTAACCTCAATTTAATAACATTGGTAAAGTAGTCCCTATTTATTATAATATACATTATTTATTTTATTATTTATTATATAATATATAATACAATACATATTATATTATATATTGTATATATTATATAAAGTATATACATTATAAAATGTATACGGAGAATATAAGCATAGTCAAATAAGTTTACCAGCGGTCTAAATATGGACCAGGATTGTTTTAATCTTTTTTTATTATTTTTTATATCTTTTGACTTTTGTATTAATAAAGTACTTATCTTTATGTCATCAAATAACCAAAACCAAACACAATGCAACATTTATCAAACTTCCTTTTGCTTTGGCAATTATGTCTCTTTGTTATCATCTTGGGTAACATTGGCAGACTTGTATCTGATTACCTAATAACTAAAATTAAATAAGATGACACACATCACAATCATTGAAGCCGCTTTAGTATTCATTGGCTCATTATTTATTTACACATTAGTCAAGACTATTTGGCAAGAAATCACAAACAAATAAACCTTTAACACTATGAACAAAGAAGCACAACTACAAGACTTAACCGACATATCTATTAAAATATTGGATATGCTTGTACAATATGATTTTGTCCACGATTGTTTTAATTCAGACGATGAAACCGAATTTTTTGTACAAGATAAAATAAATGAAATACTTATTAAAAACCTAATCAAATAAAACCTAACACAATGACAAACACAACAACACAACAAAAAGAAACTTACAACGGATGGACAAACTATGCAACGTGGAGAATTGCTCTCGAATGGTTCGATGATTACAATCCCGATAAATATGAGACTAATCCTTCAGAGTTAGCAGGAATATTACAAAGCTATGTTGAGCAAACTTTAGAAGATACAACGAGCACACAAAGTCAAATTGTACTTGATTACGCTTTAGCCTTTACAAGTGATGTAAATTGGTACGAAATTGCCGAACATTTAATTGATAACAACGAAAACTAAATAAAATGAAATACATAGTAAGAACATACGAACCAATAGACGTTAAAGCATTTAAAACAATAAAAGACGCCAAGCAATATATGATTGATTATGCTTTTATCAATGATATTCAATTAGGGACTTTGTCAATAGACACAGCAACAATAAGCCTACAAATTACTGAAGGCAACGAGCCTAAAATAAGATTTGAGAGAAACCCAATAAACTTTAATTAATCTAATAAAATCAAACACAATGAAAAAGACAATTAAAAAAGCATTTGTTTCTATGCCTTCGGAATATTACAACTTAACACAAGGCAGAAAGGCAATAATAAAAAAGGATAGTTTTTACAATGGGGAAGGATATTACTCGGGTACTTGGGAGGATGACGGCACCAAGTTTGAATGTCCGAGCATCTTTTTTGATGATGTAGAAGAGTTTAACAATGAAATGATTTTAGCATCAATCGAAAAGAATGACAAAGGTCACAGCCTTTACACATATCAAACAAAAGACAAAGCAAGTAAAATCCAATTCCAAATGAATCCAAAAAAAGCGTTTTCTTTTATTATTCTTGACTATGTCAATATCCCAAAAAATATGCTAAACGATATTTTAGACGGATTTATATTAAGAGGAGTTAGGCAAAACCAATATAAAGGAGGATTTAACGAAGCAATCAAAACAATTTTATTTTAAAACTATACACAATGCAAAGCATATACCAAACCGCAAAAGACCAATTTTTAGACAATTTGGAGCAATCTAATAAACTTTTGACTCCTTACGAAATGTTTGACCTTTTTTTATCTACTTTGACAAAACATAATAAAGACTCATTTATTGAAGATGTAAAAGACAATTTAAAAAATGAAGGTTATATGATTTTTAAGCCTCGCAATTTAGAAGAGGAAATAAGACTAGAAGAGTTCCAAGAGTCTTTTTATCCTTTACTTAATGAAAGGCTATTTATTTAGTCTTTTTTCCTTTGCCTTAATGGAAGGTAAATGGGTTCGAATCCCACAAAGGAGCAAACCAAAATCAAACAAAATGACCTTTAAAATTGACAGCTATCATTTAAACGAGCATAAAAACGAGCTTGTTTTGTATATTGGTGAGGCAGTTTTTTGTACTATTTGTTGCAAAGACAAGGCCAACCAAATAACAGACGAAGAAATAGAAGACATTATTTCAGACGTTGAATGGGAACAAAACAGAGACAGGTCTCAAGGGTGGGCAGAATATTTAGCAAAATAAAGCCTTTCCAGGCTATTTAATTTTTTTATGATAACATGACAAGAAAATAAAAAGAAAAGGCAAATTTGAGGCTTAAAAGTGGCTTAAAATGGCATTCTTTGCTATATTGGCAATCTATGCCAGGCAATGACTACTTTTTGCCATTGTAACTGCTTTGTAGTTGCAGACAAAAATCTGCCAAAAACCCTATCCAAAAACCTCGCAAAAATCTTTTATAACCAAACAAAAATCTATGGCAAAAATCCTTGTGGCTTGTGAAGAAAGCCAATCAGTAACAAAAATCCTCAGAGAATTAGGTCACGAAGCATACTCTTGTGACATTTTACCTTGTAGTGGTGGTCATCCCGAATGGCATTTTGAGGATGATGTGTTTAAAATTATTAACAAAGGTTGGGATTTGATGATTGCACACCCTCCTTGTACTTTTTTGTCGGTAAGTGGTGCAAGACACCTTTATAACAAAGATGGGTCACCTAACCTGGAACGCTATAAAAACCAGGCTGAAGCCTTAGATTTTGTCCAAAAACTTATGGATGCACCTATTCCACGAATAGCTATTGAGAATCCAGTTTCTGTTATATCGACAAAAATCCGTAAGCCCGACCAAATTATTCAGCCTTATATGTTTGGCGATGAAGCTACCAAAACAACCTGCTTATGGCTCAAAAATCTGCCAAAGTTAGAACCTACTAAAATGGTTGGTAAAGGTGAAAGAACTGTGTTTAAAAGTGGTAAATCTCATCCAAAATGGTATGCTGATGCTTTGGCAACTGCAAAAACTCCAGCAGAGAGAAGAACATTAAGAAGCAAAACTTTTGAGGGAATTGCTCGTGCTATGGCAACCCAATGGACAAAAGATTTATAATAAATTAACAAAATATTAGCTAAATTATATTAAAATATCACAAATTATATATAATTTTACCAAACTAAACCAAAACAAATGCACCAATTAATTACCTTAACCCATCCAATGAAATGTGCCATAACTGGCATTCTCATTGACAAAGGCGAACAAGCCTACTACAATCACGAGACAAAAAACTGCATACACCCATTGGAGTATGAATCTAACATGAGCAAAGCTAAAATAGGAGACCCAAAAACTTATTTCAGCCGATTATCTAAACTAAACACCAAAAATCCTTAGATATGCCATTTTCTACTTGCTGTGGAGCACACACCAATTATCCAGAAATTAACCTATGTCCAGAATGCTTAGAGTACTGCGACTGGGAAGATGAAGAAGGAACCAACGAAGAAACAACAACAACACCAAAAAACCCATAACATGAAAAACCTACAATTTATCGAAGAACTCGACTTTTTACTAAACGAAACTTTTTATTTTACCAGACTAGACGGAATGATTGTCTCTGGGTCAATGTCCAAAGATTATGATAAGGCGTATTTAATATATACCAATATCTTAAAAGGACAACCTAAGAGCCAAGAAAGAGTCTTGTTCGAGGTACTAATCCCATCAAACTAAACAAATGAATCAAAAACTATCCCTTGAACAAAAAAAGAAAGGCATCAAAGAAGAGTTTACTTATGTAAACAGCAACGGCAGAATCTCAAAACAATACACCTACAAAGGCATGATTATCAAATGGGATAACATGATACTCAATGGTAAATGGTTTTACTGGAGACACAGCTATTACGCCTCACTTGATGCAGCAGTACAAGGAATAGACAGACACTTAAAAATTTATAACAAAAACAAATAAACATGGAAAACCAAGAAGTAGAAAATTATGGAGCTGGTGCAGAAGCAGAAGCACAAAATCAAAATGCACAGCAATTAGTAGAAAGAGAATTAACACCTATTTTCCCTTGTGAGTGGTGCTTTAAGTTTGGCGATAACGAGCCACAAGTATTCGCAGCAACTAACGAAAAGATAGATGGTCAAGAACCAGCTATTAGATTAGTACTTGCTAATACAGAAGAAACAACTGTAACATTCCAAGACGGAGATAAGGCGTTCACATTATTCTGCAGACCATTAACAGAAGCAGGACAAGTATTAATTAACCAAAACAACCAATTACAAGATGATTCAAGTAACGGATTATAGAGCAATGCTGAGACATGGAGATATGAAAAAAATCTGTGCTATCACTGGACTTTCACCATACCTATTAAAGACAAGATTAGAGAAGCACGATTATGAGACAGTTGAGATAGTAAAAACTTACTACGCAAACAAGTTAGAAGCACTTAAAAACCAAATCAATGACTACAGCGAAATTTAGAATGACACGCAAGTCTTTACTAAGACCAAAAAACTATGAGGTAGATAAGTCAATAGTAGACAATGTAATTAATCATGCGGCTAATGTTTTTAAGATAAGGCCTATTATGATTACAAATAAAGGTAGATACAGAGAGAATGTACTTGCACGAAATATGTGCTTTTATATCCTTCATGTTCACTATAAACAAAAATCCGCCCAAATTGCCCCATACTTTAAAAGAGATAGAACCACAGTTTTACATGGCATAAACACTTTTGCAAACGATGTTGAAGTAGTGCCATATTACATGGAGAAATATCTTGAAGTAAGAAAAAAGATTAAGGTACCTAAATTATATTCAGACAAATAAAACAAACACTATGTATTCTACATTTCACGAACTATCGGAACAAGACAAAAAGCTATTTACAGCTAAGATTTTACATGAGATTAACTACAACCAAGCATCTTACAACATGATGCAACTATTAGTTAGTTACTGGGATAACAACCCAATCATGGAAGTTTCCTATTTTAACCAACCATTTAACACAACCAAAAAACTAAATTATGAGCACAGAAATAACTAAACCAGTATACGACATAGTAAATAAAGATTCTATGTTATCACTTAGCAATGAACTTGCTAAACTAATTCAAGAGAGAGGATTAACAACTAATATCAAGGGTAAGCAATATGTTAATGTTGAAGGATGGCAGTTTTCTGGGTCTGCATTAGGTCTTATGCCTATAATTACAGAAGTTACTGACTTAACTCGTAGAGGAGAGCAACCTGGTCAAGTAGAATTTAAATATTTAGCTAAATGCGAGGTAAGAAAAATTACTACTGGTGAAGTTGTTTCAACTGGTATAGCTATATGCAGCTCATTTGAAAAGACTAAATCAGCATTCGATGAGTATGCAATCTTATCAATGGCACAGACAAGAGCAATCGGTAAGGCGTATCGTAACTTACTTGCATGGTTGATGAAAGCTGCAGGATTTGAAGCTACACCAGCAGAAGAGATGGACTTTGCAGTAGAGACACCTAAAAAACCTTCTCAGACAGTACAAGAAGTAGTAGCAGAAATAGTAGAAGAAGAGGAAATAGATATTGATGCTATTAAAATGGAGATTGCTAATTGTACTAAAGTAAAGCAACTAACTGATTTGTACTTTGGATATAAGCAATTATTTGATAGTAACGAAACTTTAAAGAAGTTATTGTCTATGAAAAAAGAAAACCTAACCAAAAAATAAAACTATGAGTTTAGAATTATTACCAAAAGTAGAACTTAGTTCTATTGAGCCATCAAAGTTTAGCATTGAGTTGCTAAAACAAACTATCGTACAACATTTTAGAGAGACTGGAGACAATCCACTTGAGATGCTTGTTAAAGCAGAGGCTATCATTCAGCTTTTAGATGGCATTAGAGCCGATTTAAAGGAAGATGTGGTAGATATCCTTTCCTCTCATCCTCAAGGCAAAGCAGAGGTCTTAGGAGCAGAAGTTAGTAAGTTTGAATCTGGCGTAAAGTATGCTTATGATGGCGACTATACTTGGCTTAAAATGAACCAAGAATTAGAAGCTATTAAATTTAAGCAGAAAGAAAGAGAGTCATTACTTAAAACTATCAAAGACCCATTGGTTGACCCAGAGACTGGAGAAATGATTTATCCAGCTCCTAAGTATAGCACAACCACATTTAAAATCTCACTAAAAAAATAATATGAACCAACCAACAATGAACAATGAGCAGTTTGCTCTATGGGTAGCTTTAAGTCAAGGTATGGATAATGCTTTGTTTGAAAGAGCAGATACTTTATTGACATGGCTTAATAAAGACATCAAAAAACCTACAACACCTATTACGCCTAAAGGCAAATAGTAAACTTATACCACCTCAAGAAATTAAATATTTTTAACCAGATAGTAATTACGGGAACTTGGGGTGGTTATTTTAATCTTTACTTATGAACAAAACACTAATATTTATCTATGAGTTAGTAAAGTTTACACTAATTTCATTGCCATTAGCATTTACAATACTATTTACAGCAAACCTTATTTACGAACTAAAACGCATTATTAATGGGATTAGATTTGGAACCAAGAGGATTCGAGAACTCTATTAAGGTTAGAATGATTTACCTTGATAACAAAGAAGAAGAGCAGTTTATATCCATAGCAGCAGCTAACAGAAAGACCAACATTAACGCACAAGCAATACGAGAAGCACTTAACCCACTACAAAAGAAAAGATTTACCTATCAAAATAGATTAGTAGTGTTTCGTATTAAAAAATAACCTTATGTCACAATTTTACACAACAATAATTCATCCTATAAGGAAGCACTTTAGCTTGTCTTGTAATGATTACTGCGTATTAGATACGATTATGCGTATGCAGAATAATGAATCGCATTGGTGCTATATGTCTAAAGATACCATGGCAAACGATTTAGACCTATCAAAACAAGCCGTTCTAAACATAATCACTAAGTTGGTAGAGAAAGAACTTATAGTCAAAAATCAAGCCACTAAACACTTACGCATTGCGTCAGTATTCTTAGATTATTTAAACGACTACAAAAAGTTTACCGATGGTAAAGAAACTTTACTTGAACGGTCAAAAAACTTTACCGAAACTGGTAAAAAAACTTTACCTAACAATAATACTAACAATAAGAATACATTTATAAGGCCTACGGCTGAACAAATAAATGAATATTCTAAGGAAATTGGATTTACTTTAGATGGTTCACAATTTATAGACCATTACGAAGCAAGAGGATGGTTGATAGGTAAAAATCCTATGAAGGATTGGAAAGCAGCAGTAAGAACATGGAAGAGAAATAGCAATCAGTTTACACCTATTACACAACAAACAACTAAAATCAGCCTTAAATAATGGAATCGATTAATGCAAAAACTTTAGTTTATAACCATTTTAAACAAAGATTAAAAGAAAGATATAAAATAGATATTACATATAAACAATATTTATCATTATCATTTAATGAATCTTTATTTTCTCATGTTTACATAGATAAGAGAAAGAAAAATGTTGTTTTATTTAGGCATGAAGAACAGTGGATATTAGCAGTTAGAGATAAAAAAGGTTATTTAATTACTTGTTTACCAATACAAAAACTTAATAAAATTTTAATAGAAAAATTATAATGGAATTAGTAACACTACCACATAGCAGAGAGTTAGAGAAAAGCATACTTGGTGCAATATTGATGGATAAAAGAACATTACCATTAGTTGTTGGACACTTAAAAACAGAGGTATTTTATGACTTAGGCCACCAAAAAATATTTGACATAGTAAAAAAGATGTATGATGATGGCGTTTATGTAGATATTACCACCCTAAACCAAAAACTTAAAGATGATGAGGCATATAAAGAATTAGGAGGTGCATTTTACCTATCAAAGTTAACTGATAATGTAACTGGAGCACATAATGTCAACAGCCATATTGAGATGCTTATTGAGGTTTACAAGAAACGAGAAGCATTTATGCTGTTTAAACAAAGCGAATATGAATGCTTAGACAATGATAGTCAAGCTATAGATTTACTTTCTGTAGTCAATAGTAAACTTATAGCTTTACAAGAGTATGGAAATATCCATGAAAAGACAATAACTGATGTCATTTTATCGTTAAACTACTCAAGAGACAAAGCACAAAGCGGAGAGTTATTAGGTTATGATACTGGATTTAGTGAGCTTAATAACACTTTAGCTGGATGGTGCCGACCAGACTTTGTAGTCATTGCTGCAAGACCAGGAATGGGTAAGACAGCTTTCATGCTTTCAAGTATTTACCACCTATGTATCTTAAATAAGATTCCTACGGCCATTTTTAGCCTTGAAATGAGCTCCGAACAGTTAGTTGAAAGGTTAGAGTCAATAACGAGTGAGATACCGTTAAAACGCCTTAGAATGAATAATTTGAATGACGCAGAAAGAAAGATACTACTTAAAACTGATGATAAGATATTACTTTCCCCTCTACATATTGAAGATATGGGCGGTATAAGTATTTCGCAACTTAGAGCAAAGGCAACCATTATGAAGCAGAAGTATGGCATTAAAGTAATCTTTATCGACTATCTACAGCTTATGAGTGGACAAGGCAAAAACAACCAAAACCGAGAGCAGGAGGTGAGTTTAATAAGCAGAAGCCTTAAATCCTTAGCAAAAGAGTTACAAGTACCGATTATCGCCCTATCTCAATTATCTCGTAGAGTAGAGGAACGAGGAGATAAGATGCCACAGCTATCAGACCTAAGAGAATCTGGTTCTATTGAGCAAGATGCTGATGCTGTTATTATGCTGATGAGGCCTAATTACTATGAGATGACTAATCCAATAGAGATTGGTGGAACAGAATATGCTACCAATGATTTAGTTATCTGTAAGGTTGAGAAGAATAGACATGGCACAACAAAAAACTTGCCGCTTAGATTTTTACCAGAAACAATGACATTTATTGACTATACAAATTAACCTATGACACCAAAAGAAAAAGCAGAAGAATTAAGACAAGAGTTTGTATTTAGAATAAATGAGTACATAGAGCCCAAAACTTGGGATGAAGTAGAATCTTTAAATACTTTAATTTATAAAGCTGCTAAAGATTGTGCAGAATTAGCAGTAGAAGAAATATTAAATGACCCATTTTATACAAATACCATAAATATATCTGGTGTTTATTATTGGCAAGAAGTTAAAAAAGAAATAGAAGCATTATAGATGGGTAAGCATAATGGTTATAGGAACAGACGTAAGTTCGAGATAGAAGAGGCTCGTAATGCTGATGGTACCTATCAAGCTATTAAGTTATTTGCTAAGAACACTAAGATTTTAGTAATACAGATGCCTACAGCTTTAATAGATGGATTTATGTGGTTTGAATATGAGAGAGACAACCAACCATCTGGCATAGCTGATAAGAATGTAGAGTTCTTTGCTATTAACTTTGATTTAAGGGATAGGATATACTTTATGAGGTCAGAAATGCTAAGAAAAAAGGCTCGTAGGTACTTTAGAGTGAACAATACTAAGGTCGAAGGGAACGTCAAATATGTGCAAGTTCCAATAGAGGAAATGATTCGCTATGTATAATATATATAAATATATTGTAACTTTGGTTTATGGCAACATACAAAACAGCTTCCGAGCTGACCAAAATGATGATTGACTATTTAGGACAAAGAGGGATGGAAGTATGGAGAAATAATAACCTTGCTGTAAAAGGTAGGGCGTTTATTGGCAGGAAAGGAGTTCCAGATATAATCGGTTATGATAAGAAACATGGTCAGTTTGTAGCTTGTGAGATTAAGAAGTTAGGCGATAGGATTAGTCCAGAGCAGTTTACTTTTTTAACTCAGTTAGGATTAGCAGGAGGGGCAAGTATGTTATGTAGCCAGATATCAGATGAAACAATAAAATTAGAAATATTTAAAGATGGCGAAACTAAAATCTTCAGCTGGAGGGAATCAGAAAAAGAATTTCGGCAAACGTAAAATGGGTAGGGCTAAAAAATCTTACAATAAACATTCACCAGCCCCAAAACCTTATAGGGGCCAAGGAAAATTATAATATGTATCCAAAAGGCAAACCATATCCAAGAGGCTCTTATGATAAAGATGGACTAAAAATATGTAGTGATTGTAAAAATCATAAACATATTTATTTATATCCATCTAATAAAAGTACATATGATAAGATTTCTAACATATGTAAGGAATGCACAAATAAAAGAGGGAAAGATTATTATTTAAGAAATAAAGATAAAGAACGCATTAGAAGGCATGAAAGATATTTAAAAAATAGAGATAGGGAAATAAAATATGATAGTGAATACAAAAAGAAAAGGAGAGAAAGTGACCCTAAATTTAAATTGTTAAGAAACACAAGAGATAGGCAAAATAAAGCTGTAAGAGATGCAGGATTTAATAAAAAAGTAAAATCAACTTTATTATTAGGATGTGATGCAGAATATTTAAAAAAATATATAGAAATACAATTTAAACATGATATGAATTGGTCTAATTATGGTATTTTGTGGAATATTGACCATATTTATCCATTATCAAAAGTAGATTGGAATTGCATATATGATACAGCTAAATATTGCCATTATAGTAATTTGCAGCCATTGTATAAAATTGATAATATTATAAAGGGCAATAGAATATAAAAACAACAATTATGGAAAACTTAGCATTAGAAAACAAAGAAGAGAAAGTAGTAAAAGCTACAAAGAAAGCTAAAGAGTTTGTATCTAACGAGACAATACAGCTTATTCAAGACATCTTGGATGATGGCACTGTAGACTTAAAGTGGAGAGAAGCCTTAAAAGCACAAGTAAAAAAATATAAAAAAGATGCAGAATAACTACGAGTACGATTCAGTCGTTGAGAATGTTATTAATCGTTTAAAAGACAGAGCAAGG